AACGACATAAGTAAAGGTATCTTGAGTATGAGGGTAATAAAAAATCTGACCTTCGTAAGGATTATCAGGAAAATTTATTTCCCAGTTGTTAGTCTTTTTCATGTTGTTTTTTAGCAATTTCGCTATTGATAGTTTGAGCTAGTATGTATGGTTCGTATTCTAAGTCTAGGTCAAGAGACTCTCTGGCATATTGAAAGTCATCAATATTACCAGAAAGATAATCTTCATCTAGTGCTGCACGTTTGATTTGATATTCGTAGTATTTACCTTTAGGCATTTGTAATTTCCATATAAGGCGAATCGAAATCGTCATAAAGGTAGGAGTTATCCTCCCACCAATCGACTATATAATCACTATCTAAATAGATAAGAGTGTGATCGAACAGATCAGGATTCTGTCTCATGTAATCGTGATACCACTCTGCAAAGTATTCATGTAAGTCTTCATGTACTTTGTAGTGTTTAGCAATTTCTTTTGCATGGTGGTTGCAATAGAACTCAAAGTCTTGTGCATTTTGGAGCGTTCCCTTCTCCTCCATAACTTGATCTGGTAGTGGGTTGTCAATCATAATTCGCTAGCGAAATTCTCAGTTGAAAGTAATTTTTTTAAGGTAAGTGTTATTTAATATAGCTCCGATTTTCCTGCGTAACTCATCATCTTTATCAGTTTTAGCTTTATGGTAGTCACGAATTAAATCCTGATAAATTTCAGATTTTAATTCAGTTTTTTGTTGTTGAAGAATAGACTCTATAGGTTCTATATCGTACATTTCTTCAACTTTTGTTATCCACTTGTAAACTGTTTTATCACTTACGCAATAATCAGCAGATAGTTTAGAAGCTATCTTTGTTTTCTTTACATTGGAACGTAGCATCTCAGCTATTGCTTCAAAGGCTTCATCTCTGGACTCTGTTATATTCATGTTAAATCTTATGTAAATAGGTATTGATGATAGATTCGTTATCATAGTCTCCTTCTCCTACTCTATATTTATCAGGATTTTTAATAATAAAATCCCAAGCTATTTCTTGAAGATCAGCTTCATTCCAATTTGAAAGGTCAGATTCTTCTTCATCAAAATCAGCTTTTTTACAATAATCCTCCCAAAAATCATCAAAGGATATTTCAAATTTTTGGTAGTAATCAGTTGATGTTGTGAATTGCATCACATATTGTTGTTTAATCATTTTCCTCCTCTTCTTCATCTTCACAAGTCACTTCAGCATAATGACAGTTTTCAGCTACATAATCTTTTTCATAAGATTCGATAGCCCAATCTTCATCAGGGTCATAATCTAATCCTGATCTTTCGATAGCTTCATCTTCATCTTGAGCTTTTACTACATAGTAAGTAGCTGTACACATACCCCATAGGACTGTGTATGTTTTTTCTTTTGGTTCGTTCATGTGCATAAATCCTCGAATCGTTTTTGTACTTCTGCTAGAACAAAGGGTTCTAACGCATTAGGAAATTCTTCTTTAACTTCTTCGTATAAGTTTTCAAGAATTTCATCATTTACAGGGTGTGACATATATATAACTCCTACCATGATGATTGATAATAGAAGCTATCGAAACATTTACCTGTTCCTGCCATTTTGTTTTGCCAATCTAAACAGGCTTGCATACGTTCCTTAGTGTATTTAAGGTCTTCAAAGTAATACTTATCGTATTCTTGAGAGCCAAAGAAACAACCTGTTGCATTAGGTAAATTAGCTTCTGCCTTTGCTAGTTTTGTTTTTGGATCGTCTTCGGATAAAATGTTGTCAATTTCTTCAACTAACTCTTTTATCTGTTCATCACTAACGTAACTACGCTCGCAGTTATCGTTCCCACCCTGCACGTTTTCAACAAACCAGTTGTGGATACAATTAACTTTTCTCCAATAAGCAATCGGAATATTAACTGAATAATAATTCCAGTTAGTAAATTCTATTGGAGCGTTTTCAAAGCCAATAGACTCAAGAGTAGCTTCAAAGCTAGGTTCAAGAGCAACTTTAGTTTTATCAAGACTTCTTTCAGTAAAAGCTCTTGTTGAAAAAGTTCCCTCGAAGTACATATCTAATCCCATTAGTTGTTACCTCCGATTTTTTGTAAAAATTGAATAACTTCAGCAAGGTTATCTCCAAGCATTTTGATACCTTCTCCTAAATCTTTATTTAACGCAGATTGCTCTTTGTTTAGTGCTTGTTGGCTCGTTGCGTAGTTAACATTAGCTTCTGCTAATTGCTTAACAACCTCCTCAAGAGTTGATAATTTCTTATCGAAAAGAGTTAAGGCTTGTAAAACCTTTTGAAAATCTCTATCCATTAAAAAGAATCCTCCATTTGTAATTTGACTTGACCAACTGTATTTCCGTTAATATCTCTGAGTCTTGTTTCAAGTTCCCATGACGTCTCTGGATCGACTACAGTTTCGATAGCATTTGCATAGTTTTTTAAAATGCGAGCAATCTCCGATCCCAAATTGGAATCAGAGAAAGCTGCATTGTCTGTATTTATAGTGATGTTTAAATTAGTCATATTAAACACCTAACTCAGATAATCTAGTTGGCTCAAAATGAATGTCTCTTTCAATTCCAAGTCCTAAAATGTTAGTAAAACGTTCTAGTTCAGTTAAAGAAAAATAACCTAACTCTTTATCTTGAGTTCCTGCAAGTCCAAAGAAAAGTTTATATTCTGGATCGTATTCTGTAGCGTACCAAGTCCATGAGCTACAAGGATCAAAAAACTTTGCATAGGCGATAGCTTCTTTTCCTTTTCCGTCTTGAGCGTGTAAAGGAGGTAACTTCATTTGAAGTTGTTTAGTTAAAAGTTTCATAAGTAGGATAAGTGACTTATATTTTTAATAATAGTACATATATAATGCTATTGTCAATCTATTGTGATATATTAATAATACATTTACTATTCCATAATGAGTCTCATTAAGTCTTACATACTTTCAATCGAACAAATGGGTTATGATGCCTATAACCTCAATAAATTATCCTCTCATGAGTGGGATAACTTACTTACTAAAGCCTTAAGATCAGATAAAAAATTATATGAAACCTTGATTCTCACTAGATGTAAATTAAAGTTAGAAAAAGATAGGGCTATTTAAAGCCCTTCTTTATTCTTTTTTTTCTAATTTTGTAAGCATAATTTTAAAATGAAAAAAGGGGTTGTTTTTACCCCTCTTTTAATTCAATTATTTTTTCGTTGATTTCCTCAACGTTTATTTTTGGATCGTTCCAAGAAATTTGATCCCCTGTAAAATTTTTATAATCCCAATTTGCATCAAGATTATTATAAATATTACTTTGGATTTTTTCTAAGAAATCTCCAAAAGTTTTGACGCTTGGGAGCATCATAATTGAATAATAAAAATAATCATTATCCAACCACAATGCAGCGTTCCAAGTTTCATAATTAGTCCAGCCGTTATAGCTCATTAGTTAGCTCCGATAATGTTTGATAATAATTATTTGTTAGTGCGTTCAAGCTCTGGTAAATTCCAAAGCCTGAATAAATCACACAACCAAATAAGATAGAAAAGCAAAAAAGTTTAATTTTCATTTTTTAAGTCCTCAAATTCAAAATCATAATCAATTTTTTTTTGGAGTTTTGGGAAGAGGTCAAAAGTCTCTTCCCAATTTATCCCAGCGAAATAGAAATCATATTCAAGTTCAGTCATTAGAAAAATAATCTCCTGATGATCTTTTGAATAAAGTTTCTTTTTCTTAGTTTTAAGTATTGACCTTTTGGAAGTGTGTAAACTTCATTTTTTGGTTCGCCAATTCTCAATGACGTAAACATTGGAAGAGTTGGTTCACTTAGAACTTCAACTTTATGAATGTATTGCGGTCTTACTTTTGAAAGTAGTTCGCAATACTCTAAAGCGTCTTGTTGATGCTTGCGAATGTTGTTATCGCTTGCATCTTGCCAGCCGTCAAAAGCTCCTCTGTAGGTCATTACTGCATAAGTCATAATTACTTTTGGATAAGTGAAAAAGATAAAAGGAATTAGATACCTTTTATCTGTAAGCTGTTGTAGGGCTTGCAAGTGCTGTTGAGGAGAGAAAGAAAGCTAGTCAATGTGATTAAGCTCCTGTTGTCTCTCTGGGTTGCTCTGAGTGCAACAGCTTAGAGATAAAAGGATATTGTGCGATGTTTTTTTATCTGTAAAACTCTGCCGAGAAAATCAGTTTCTATTTCCTTAACTGAACTCTTTTTTGATGACTACGTAGGAGTTAGCTAATTGTTTCTTATACATTAATTATAGCATAATGACATCAGAGATGCAATAAAATGATGATATTATTACATTACAATAACTTATTAATGGGGGGTGTAGTATCAAAAAAATTTATGTTATATGCTATGGCGGGTACCTTAAATATATATCCCAAATCTTTGTTACTAATAAGTATGTACTACTGCTGTTCTACTTTTATTGACAGTTGAGGTGCTTGAATATTGACTGTTTCTACAGACTCACCAATAACTTTGCCTAAAGAATCTAGAATTTGTGCTGCTGTTTGTAATTGACCTTTTGAAACTGCTTTATTAAACAATCTCACTCTCATCGCTTGAAGTCTTGGAAGCATATTATCTCTATCTTTTTCCCAATCTTCGTTATTCCATTTCTTAACTCTATTCCAATCATTCCAAGCTGAAGTCTCTCCAATACCTTCAATCTTTGCGTGTTCAAGAACAAGTTGTCTTGTTGTCTTCCCATCTAACTGACGAGAATACAATCTTTGAGCTCTTGCTTGAATATGCTCTTGAGTATTGGGAGCAAATTTAGCTCTTCTTTTTTGTTTTGTTTGTTGTTCTTTATGATCTTCTGGAATAAAACCAGACATAAACGATTCAGCCACGGACTCAATCAGATAAGGTATTAATTGAATGATAACCTAGAAATTGCAATTTAGGCTATAACTAAGGGGTATTAGTTAAAAAATTTGTTAATTTATTAGTGTATGGCAGTAAAAAACGCACCAGAAATCAGTTTAAGGTATGCTCAGGGGCAAGTTTTTAACAGCGAGAAAAGATTTAGGATATTAGTAGCAGGGCGAAGGTTTGGAAAATCATATTTAGCGTGTATCGAGCTACTTCGTGGTGCGATTAACAGACCTGGGGAAGTTTATTTCTATTGTGCACCAACATATCGGATGGCAAAAGACATTGCGTGGAAGGAATTAAAGAAATTAGTACCGAAAGTATGGATTGCAGCTAAAAATGAGACAGATTTGAGACTGGATTTAATAAATGGGTCAAGTATTGAGTTGAAAGGTACTGAAAATGCAATGGCATTAAGGGGAAGAAGTTTAGCTGGTGTTGTATTGGATGAAGCTGCATTTATGGATAAAGACGTATGGGCGGAAGTTATTAGACCAGCTTTAGCAGATAAACAAGGGTGGGCTTTATTTATCAGTACACCTGATGGAACTGCAAGTTGGTTTTATGATATGTGGTGTTTTTGCGGAGAAACTGATCAAGATGATTGGATTCGGTGGAGTTTTACTACAGTTGAAGGGGGGAATGTCGCTCCAGAAGAAGTTGAAGCAGCTAGAGGTCAATTAGATGCGAGGACATTCAGGCAGGAATTTGAAGCTAGTTTTGAGAATTTAACTGGTTTAGTTGCTGTTAGTTTCAGTGATGACAATATTGACAAGGAAGTACAGGATTTACATATGATGCCCTTGTTGTTGGGATTGGATTTTAACGTTGACCCTATGGCTGGAATTTGTGCGGTCAAGCATAATGACTGTCTTTATGTATTTGATGAGATCATGTTGACGGGTGGGGCAACAACTTGGGATTTTGCGGAGGAAGTTAATCGAAGATATGGGATAGATAGAAGAATAATTGCGTGTCCAGACCCTACGGGTAGTGCAAGAAAAACAAGTGGGGTAGGAGTTACAGACCACAATATTTTACGAAGAAGTGGTTTTACTGTTATGAGTCCTAAATCTCCTTGGAAGATAAGAGATAAGATAACTGCTGTTAATACTGCTTTATATGATGCAAATGGAGATCGAAGAACATTTATACATCCTCGATGTAAAGAATTAATAAAAGCATTAAGAACTTTAACTTATGCACCTAATACAGGACTACCAAACAAAAACCTGGGAGTAGATCATGCTTTTGACGCTTTTGGTTATCTATGTTTGCAACAATTCAACCTTGCCAAACCAGAGACATTAGGCCAAACTTCGTTTAGAATATACTAAGAACTACCTAATTCTTACCATGTACCATTCTACTACTAAGAAA